GCACTTACAAACTCATCCCACGTCATGTCTATTACTTTGTCTTCTAAAATGATTATGGTCATTTTCATTCTCCTGGTGTTAATTAGCTTTATTGCTAACCATGCAGAGAATTATACACACTTAAACAGACTATGCAAGCCCTTTTATCCCGCCATATGAGAAAACGCACATTGCAGCGTCTCTTTCGTGTTGGTTGCTTTTTTTCTGCCAGCCAGTCAGCTTGTTAAAAGTCTCAGCGTCCAGCTTGCGGCCTTTGTGCTTCGGGCTTATTCCGTACGCGTTTATCTTCATTTCTTCGCACAGGGCGCATATAAGACCGCATATAGCGTCCACTTGGCCGACATTCCGGGCTATCTTTATGCGTGCAGCTTGGCTGGTTCCCCGGCTCCATACAGGCGAAGTCAAGCGCGAATCCTCAAATATCACGCTTGTAACGGAAAGGCTAGGCAGCAGCGTTATTAGCTGAATCGGCGTCCAGGTGGTTAGCTTTGTAAGCTTTCCGTTCTCAAATATAGCTACGCCAGTGCTTGTACCGGGGTCAAGTCCGATTAGCATAGTAACGTCCAGTTTATCCTAGCCTTTGCTATTTCAATATATTCAGCTTCGCGTTCTATTCCAATAAAGTTAAATCCTTCCAGCATTGCAGCTTTTCCTGTACTTCCACTCCCCATAAACGGGTCAAGTACAGTTCCGTTTGGTGGCGTGACGAGACGGCATAGATAGCGCATCAGGTCGGTGGGCTTGACGGTGGGGTGGGTATTTTTCCGCATGGTAATGCTTCCCATGCTTCCATCGCGGCGACCAGACATACCGCCTGCAACGCCTGCAACGCCTGCAACGCCTGCAACGCCTTCATCGCGGTCTTTCGCGCTGGCCTTGGCGCAGTAGAAGAACCGCGCCTGTTCACCCAAAAACTCGCCGCCGTCGTGGATCAGGTTCGCGGGCCAGCGGCCGGCGTCAAGTTGTTTGATCTCACACGATCCGTGCAGCCCTGCACCATAGATGCCATTACCAGCCCCATCCGGCTTGCTGCCTTTGGCCGTGCCACCCTCCGTTCCAATCCGGCATCCGTCAATGTTCAGCGCCCCCGTACCATGTTCCAGCACGTTAGCGGCTACCGTCTTTTCACCGAGAGGCCTGCGGGCCACGGTGATCGGCTCCAGCGCGGGCTTTAACGCTGTTCCCCAGCCTGCCCACTGGCGGGCGGCGTCGGTGGCGGGGGCGTCGCCATCGACGAAACATCCGCCATTCTTCCTGGCTTCGTCGAGCCACGGGCGAGGCTCAAGAGTCCCGACGCTGCTGTTGGCCGTTACTGCCTTCCACCGCTTTTCCCGCTCCGCCCCCGCCGCCTTGTCGATGGCCTTGCTCACGTCCAGCGACTTCGGGAAGCCCGACCCGTACACCCAAGCAATCATGTCGCGGATCTCAAACCCAGCATCCTCAATCCGCACGGCCATGCGGTGTTGTGTCCGAGTGCCAGCAAACGCCAGCAAGTGCCCACCTGGTTTCAAAACGCGCAAGCACTCAGCCCATATTTCCTCACTGGGTACGTCATAATCCCATTTCTTACCCATAAATGACAAGCCATAGGGCGGGTCAGTGACAACAGAATCAACAGAGTTATCAGGCAAGTTTTTCAGGGCTTCAAGGCAATCGCTATGTATTAGCTTTGTTTGCATACTCATTTATCAGCTTAGTCACGCCAGCAGAAAAATTCCCGCCGCCGATCTTTTTCGCTTTTTCATGCGCTTTTTTGGAAATGTAAATGTTTACGCGCTTTGCGTCTTCTATTGTTTTCGGCTTGCCGATTTTTTTAGTGTCCATAAATCTCATTCTACACACTTACGCGGCAGGTTCAAGCCTTTTGTCCCAATCACACTCAAAAGAAAACGGAAGCCTGCCGAATATCTGCATTAGCTCGCGCTCCTTAGGGCTTAACGCGCAGCCTTTCGACATCTCTAAGCCAGCCCGATGACTTCGCACAGGCAAGAATGCTGGTTTTGACGCGTTCGGCAATGTCGCGCCCAAGTCGGGCTTCAATGTCTCGCAAGTAGTCCGCGACTTTATCTCTTTCCCCATCATGAAAATTCTCGACGGCGCAGCAGAAACGCTCAAAAGTCTCGGAGCGCTCATTCGTTTGCTGCCTCATAGGTTTCTGCGATGTATTCAATTATTTTTTGCGACGCAATAATATTTTGAGACAAGAAAGCAAGCGCCATCTGTCTGTTTTTCATAATAAGCTCTGGCAGTTTGCGCCCGGCTTCTTGTATTTTTAGTACATCTTCACTGTAGTCTTTCATTTAGTAAACTCCTGCCTTCTAAGATAAAGTAATAAGTGCTGCAACATCAATTCTGCGTTGTAGTCATCCGATTCTATCTTGTCCAGTATTTCATCTAGGCTGTAAGGTTTTTCAATGTGGCCAGCTTTACTTAAAGCCACGTGTATTAGTCTGTTCATCATTTTTCCTTTTCACATAGTTTTATACGTACACAAGCCATCCCAATGACCATTTACCGATCATTAAATGGCGTCTGTAACCTTTACGCTCAGAAAACGTAAGCGGGTGCTTAGTCGTGTTTTTCCATCCAAAACCACACCGGAACAGCCGAAGCCACCCTGCGCCGTTTTCCATGTAGAGCATAAGCCATCGTGTTTTAATTTGCATATACATTCCTTTTCACATAACACTACGTTTAAGCGGCTTCGCTACGTTTACCGCTGAACTCTGCGTTATCCCACCCCGTCTTTCATGGGGTGTGAATAAGCATTGGATAATTAATCTTCATTATCAACAGCATCAAGAATCGCATCCATTAAATCACCGAGAAATTTTTGTTTAGCTTGCCTAGCTTCATCAATACTTATGTATTGCCCTATAAATTGCCTGTGCTTTTGTACTTTGCACTCCAAATGCCATTTATTTCTAGTTTTTGCAAAAGAAATACCATGGTCATTTGGATTTTTCATCTGACTTCTTATATCTGTCAGGCATTCCGCTGCCTCGGTAAGCGTTAAAGTAAAAAAATTAACTTCCATGCACTCTTCTTCTTTTACATTTCCAAGCCACTCTTCCCATGGTTGACCTTTATTAGTTGCCAAAACCTCTAATGAAGTTTCCCCATAATCAAGCGGAGTACCTTTTTTTCTGTGGTAAAGCGCAGAAACCCTGGACGGCCTCACCCATAGCTTATCGGCTGAGTCTCTTAACCGAAATGGAAGCACAGCGTCATAATAGGCTTTTTCTTTGCCTGGATTTTCTAACATATAAAGAATAGCATCTTGATAGGCATCGTCCATGTCCATTGCAGCAGGTGCTATTTTGTCTAAAACTACTGCTTTGTAAGCGTGATATTTTGCAGTATTTTCAAAAATTGCAGTCATGTTTTACTCTCCTTTGTTTTCTAAGTTAGGCACTATGACACCGTGTCTTTCGCATACAGCACCACGTTCGTCATCCAGTTCAAGAATGCACCATTTATCCGTACCTTCGCAAAACGGACAAGCCCATATCCCTTGTTTTTCTTTCATTTCTTTGTATGTAGGCCAATTCATGATTAATCCTAAACTTTGTAATAATCCAACAAAAAACGAACGCAAACAAAAACAAATAAAATCCAAACAAAGCCTGCAACAGTAATTTTCATCATTTTTCCTTTTCACCTAACACTACGTTCCAGCGGATTCGCTACGCTCACCGCTGGACTGGGCGTTAAGATAGACCCCATGATTAGTCGGGTTTCATCGTTACTCTCCTTTATTTTCTACGTTAGGCACTATTACGCCGTGTCTTTCGCATACAGCACCACGTTCGTCATCCATTTCAAGAATGCACCATTTGTCAGTACCCTCACATTTCGGGCAAGCAAAAAAACGCTTTCCAGGCTCTTCGTTAATCCATGCTTTCATTTCTTCATAGGTCTTTACCATGTCTTACTCTCCTTTAGGTGGGTTTGGTAGTGGCATCCAGTGGGTAAACTGTTGTGCAACATGGTTATGCCCC